GGTAGGCCGTGTGGGACTCGAACCCACAACCAACGGATTAAAAGTCTGAACAGGGCTCAACGCGTCTCGCCCCGGCTCACCCCGGGACTCCCTGCATCCCCCTCTCCGTCCCTGGTCAGGCGCCCTTCGCGCCGCTCGACGGTGGACCCTTCGCCCTGCCTCACCCTGTCTCACCCCGGGTAGTTGCGTGGCTCCCGGGCCAGCAGCGGGCCAGCAGGAAGGGCCCCTGACCCGCAGGTCAGAGGCCCTTCGCGAAGCGCAGTACGTGCCGTCGATTCTACTCCGCCGGGGCCGCCTCGTCACGGGCCGCCGAGCTCTTCCGGGCCCGCGGTACCGCTGCCGCCGCCCGCTCGACAAGGCCCTCCTCGTACTCCCGGAAGAGGCTCATGTACGTGTCCGCTGTCAGGACGATCGTGGAGTGCCGCAGCTTCTTGCTCGCGTCGTCGATGTCACCGCCGCCGGCCTTCACGAGCGCCGCCGCCCCGTGCCGCAGATCGCGCAGGTTGATCGGCGGCAGACCTGCCCGCTCCCGAATCGCCTGGAACTCGGCCGAGACGACGTCCGGGTGTAGCCACGAACCGTCGAGCTGGGTCCAGATCTTCCCTGTGTCGATCCAGTCGTATGCCTTCTCTCCGCGGGCACGGAGCTCGGCCGCCCTCTCGTTCCAGGCGTCGCGCTCAAGGAGCTGCTGCCGCCGGCGCTCGCGAAGGACGTTGACCGTCTCGCGGTCGAGCATCACCGCGGCCGTGCTGCTGTCCGTCTTCGGGGACGTCTCTGTAGGCGTCCGGTCGTGAAGGACGATCTCCGTCAGAACCTCGATGCGCGGCGGGGAGGCGTCGAGGTGCGCGTCCGTCCAGCCCGCCCCTACGCCCTCCCCCCGACGGAGGCCGTGATGGGCGATCGTGTGGAAGTAGCTGTAGAGCCGGTGGTCCTCGGCCGCGTCGAGGAACGCGCCGAGTTGCTCGGGGGTCCACACCATGACCGGGCTCGGGACGGCGCCCGTCGCTCGCCAGTGCTCCACACGCTCGTCGGTCCACAGGAGTCCTTTCGGACGGCTGTAGGAGTCCAGCTCGACGAAGGCGGCAGGGTTGAAGGTGAGGAGCTGCTCGCGGATCGCTGCGTTCAGCGCGGCGCGCAGGGTCCGGCGGATCGCATGACGCGTGGCCAGCCCAGTGACCTTCCGGAAGGGCTTCATCTCCGCCAGCTTCGCCCGCTCGACCGCCAGGCGCTCGCGCTCGGCCGCCGGGGGCCGGCCGGGCCGCTTCCATTTCGCGCGTTCGATCTGCTCGCGGCGGGCGGTGTTCTCCGCGTGGACGACGTCGGCCTCGTCGGCAATGGAGGCGAACATCTCCCGCAGGTGTCCGACGCTGAGGCGGTCCAGCCGGTGGTGCCCGATGCGGGGCTTCAGGTGTACCCGGATGTGGGAGGCGTAGCCGGTCGTGGTGTTGGCGCGCGTCTTCCGGCTCGCTACCCACCGGTCAAGCCACTCCCCCACGAGCGTCCGCCCGTCAAGGGGTACGCCGACCCCGAGGCGACGCTGCACCTCTGCCACTTCGGGGATGTCCGCGCGGCGGGCGGAGATATCGGCGAGGAAGTCTCCCACCCGGGCGAGGTCGGCCTCGTCGTCGCCCGCGAGGTCGAGGATGGACTGCACGCGGGAGAGGTCGGTCTGCGCGTCGTCCACACGCGTGTACCCGACGCGCCGGAACGCACGTCGGGTGACGGTGCCGGCCGCCGGGGGCAGTTCCTGCCGGATGGCGTAGGCGCCGTGGTTCTTTCTCTTCAACTTCGGACAGGACGTGCCGAGGAGTTTCCCGTCAGGCCCTCGGCACTCGCAGCGCCGGGTGATGCTTCCCGACCGGCGCGCAGCGGGCATGGGTGTACTCCTTCGGTCAGGGCTCCGGCGGCGGGGCCTGGTGCGGCAGCTGAATCGACGCCAGGCCGAGGCCGAGCAGGAGGTCGGCCGCCTGATTCAGCGCGTCAAGGGCCTCCTGAGGGATGGCTTTCGTGCGTACCGCGAAGGCGATGCCGTGGTCCCCCACGATCGGCACCAGGAGCTCGCCGTCGGGGATGTCGTCCGTGAAGAAGTACCAGGCGCGCGGCGCCTTTGCCGCTGCGGCGGTCTCCTCCCCAGTCGGTATCGTCACAGCCGCCCCTCTCGTTCACACGTTCGAACTCGATCCTAGACCTGCGTCCTCATCGTCGCAGGGGGTGCTGACATGATCGCACCGCGCATCCGGAATCTCCATGCCTAATGCATATGCACGCAGAGTGAAGCGCTGGGGAACGACCTGGTCAGCCCTCATCGACATCCGGGGGCACGAGGGAGTCGATGAGCCGGAGGAGCCGTTCGCGCTGGTCAGCAGGGATCTTGTCCAGCTTGTGGACGTAGGCTCTCGCCTCGCCGCTCTCGGTCCAGACCGCATCGACCCCGAAGAACTGGGCGCCGGCCGCATCCTGGAGGACGGTGAGCGGAAGCTCGCACGCCGCCGCCAACGCGCGTAGCTCCTCGACCTGAGGGGGGGTGACCGTCTCCCCCGCCTCCAGGCGATGGATCCATCCGCGGGTGACCCTCTTCCCCTTCACCGGGTCAATCGCCTTAGAGGCGAAGTCCGTTAGGGACTCCCCGAGGTCGAGACGTCGATTTCGGATGAGGTCGCGGAACTGCGTTCTCTGTTCAGGATCCGGCGTGACCGGAGCCGGTTGATCTTGATACGCCGCCATGGGGCACATCCTGCCACTCCTGTGGGGTGAAGCATCGGCGAGGTGTTCAGGTTTCGCACGGTCGCGCACGCTGAGCAACTGGCTGTTCATTCCGTTCACTGAACGGATTGTTCAGCACGTAGGCAACGGTCCGCCAGTCGGGCGCCTGTATTGGCCGATTCCCTCCACCGGAACCCCACATTCAGTGAGCTGGACATTCCGTTCAGCGCATGGAACGCTGTCGCCACAGGCGTTCAGCGAACTGAACGTACCGTTCTCTCGAAGGAACGCGTATGCGTAAACCCGCATCTCCCACCGTCTACGCGGTGGCCAGCCCGGAACGGCTGCGGATGCTCATGGAGCGCACCGGGACCGGCGAGCCGGTGACCAGCCGCCAGCTGGCCGCCGCCACCGGCATCTCCCACGGCACCATCGGCGCCCTCATGGCCGGCACCCAGCACACCGTGCCCGAACCGAAGGCCAAGGCCATCGCCGCCGCCCTCGGCATCGACCTCCTCGTTCTCTGGGTCCCCATGGAACGCTCCGGCCGCGTCTTCATCCCCCGGCAGGTCGCCGTATGAGCCGCAAAGTCACTCCCCTCACCCCGGCAGAGGTCCTGGCCCTGCCCGCCATGCCCTCCGTACAGCAGGCGTTCGCCTCGCTGAATGTGGGCGAATCGCTCGGCTACGAGCTGATCAAGAACGACGAGTTCCCCATCGAGGTCCTGCGCTTCGGCCGCACGCTCCGCGTCCGCAAGGCCGACCTGCTCGACTTCCTCCGCCTCGCCGAGGCCGCGAACGACGACGCCCCCGGATGCGAGCCGGGGGCGGTGTCGGCGCAGCCGCCCGAAGGAGCCGCAGCGTGAGCATCATCGCAGCCACCACTGACACCGCCAAGCCGACCACCGGCCACCCCGGTTCGGCCAGCACTCCGCCCCCGTTCGACGGCGCGCTGCGTGTGGACCTGGAGGGACAGCGTGCTTGGTACGAGTGCCTCCGTCCCGCCTGCCCGCACCGGATAGAGGGCCCGGTCTGCTCGACCGACCGTGTGCGGGGCCCCAACGGCGACCTCGTCCGCGGGGGGCCGCTCCGCGTCGCCGCGTTCGTCGAGCACGTCAAGGACTACCACCTCACCCAGTACCACCCTGGAGAGATCAGCCAGTGAGCGACGAGCAGACCACAGACCTCCGGGCCTCCGCCCGCGAGCTGCACGACGCAGGCCTGTGCCTCCTCCCGATCAAGGCGGACGGCACCAAGGCGCCGTCCGTGCGCAGCTGGATGGGGTACAAGGTCCAGCGCAGCACCCCCGCCGACCACGACCAGTGGTTCGGCGGGGGCCGCCCCGGCGGCCTCGCCGTCGTCTACGGCGCCGTCTCCGGAGCCGTCGAGATGTTGGAATTCGAGGGCCTGGCCGTCCGCGAGGGCGTCCTCGACGAGGTCACCGAGATCATGGACGCGTCCGGCCTCGGCGAGGTGTGGACCACGATCCGCACCGGCTGGGCCACCGAGTCACCGTCCGGCGGCGTCCACTACCGCGTCCGCCTCGACGGCGCCCCGGTCCCGCCGAACACCAAGCTCGCCCAACGCCTCGCCCGGCCGGAGGAATACACCCCGGTGGAGCGCCAGCGCCTCGCCGAGAAGCCGAACAGCAAGATCATTCGAGAGCTCATCGAGACTCGCGGCGAGGGCGGATACGGCCTCGTCGAGCCGTCCGGGGGGACAGTCCACGCCTCCGGCCGCCCGTATACCCGCCTCGCCGGCGGGCCCGGCACCATTCCCACCATCCCGGCCGACGTCATGGACGCGGTCCGGAACGTGTGCCGGATGCTCGACGCCCTGCCGAAGGCGGAGAGCCCCAAGTCCGCGCCCCGGGATCCTCGTCCGCCACTGCCTGACGGCGGCCTCCGCCCGGGCGAGGACTACGAGGCTCGGGCGTCCTGGGAGGAGATCCTCACCGGCATCTTTCGCCCCGTAATCACCAGGGGCTCCACCACCTACTGGGGGTGGGCCGATGGGCAGGGCGGTGTCAAGGCGACTACCGGCCGTGACCAGGCGGCTGACCGTCTGTACGTCTTCACCACGTCCAGCGAGTTCGCTCCTGAGGTGCCCTACACCAAGTTCGGCGCCTACGCGTTGCTCCACCACGGCGGCAACCACAAGGCCGCTGCGTCCGCGCTCCGCCGGGACGGCTACGGCTCTGAGCCCACCCGCCGGCGCCTGAACGTGGCCAGCCGCCCGCAGCACTTCACCGACGGGTCGACGGCCCTCGACGTCGAGCCCGAGCCCCAGGAGACGCCCAGCGATGTACCGCACCTGCGAGCCGTACCTGACCGTCCCGAACTCGACATCACCAACGAGGCCGACGCCATCGACGGGATTCTCGCGCTCATGAAAGCCGGGCGCCTGCCGGACCTCTACAAGCGGTCCGGCGGACCGTGTTGGGTGTACCGCGACGACAACGACGACCCGGTCATTCAGCAGCTCGGCACGGACAACCTGCGTGCGTACTTGGCCGATCACGTCACCACTTTCGTGGTGAAGAAGGACGCGGATGGCGTCCTGACCGAGGCGCGCGAGCTCCTCATGCCGAAGAGTTGCGGGACGATCCTCGGCCGCAAGGACTGGGACCTCCCTGCACTGCGGGGCATCGTCACCTCCCCGGTGATCCGCCCTGACGGCACGCTCCTGGAGGCGCCCGGGTACGACGCACCGACGGGCCTGTACCTGGATCCGCGGGTACCGCTGCGACGGCTGCAGGCGACCGTGACCACCGAGAGCCTGGAGCGGGCCAAGGAGATCGTCCTCGGCCAACTGCTCGCCGACTTCCCTTGGGTCGGGCCGAGCGATCGAGCTCACTACGTCGGCGCTCTGCTGACGCCGATCCTCCGCCCGTACTTCCACGGCCCGACGCCAATGTTCGTCATCACCGCCACGGCGCCCGGCTCCGGCAAGAGCCTGCTCAAGGACGTGTTCAAGTACGGCTACGGCATCGCGGACACGGCTTGGCCTGAGAACGACACCGAGCTCCGCAAGAGCATCACGACCCAGCTGTACACCACGGGTCAGCCGGTCGTCGTCCTCGACAACCTGCCCTCTGGGCACGTGATCAAGAGCCCTGTCCTGTCCGCGCTGCTTACCAACGAGCACTGGGGCGACCGCATCCTCGGCGCCACCGGCAAAATCACCATGCGCAACGACCGCTTGTGGATCGTCACCGGCAACAACCTGCGCACGGGCGGCGACAACCTTCGCCGTGTCCTGTGGGTGCGGCTCAACCCGGACTGCCCCGACCCTGACCAGCGGGACGGTTTCACGGTCGGCGACCTCCGCCCGTGGCTCCGCGCCAACGCCTCTACCGTCGTCGCCGCCCTGGTGACCATGGTCCGCGCGTGGCTCGCCGCCGGCGGCCCGCTCGTCCGCGTCCGCAAGGGCGACTACAGCGAGTGGGCCTCCATGCTGGCCGGTCTCCTGCAGTACCTCGGCATCGAGGGATGGATGGCCGACCGGGACGAGGCCCGCGACCAGGACGACGAGACCGCCGAGTGGACCGCCCTCCTGGAGGTCTGGCGCGAGAAGTTCGGCGCCGAGCCCGTGCAGACCGGGGCCGTCCTGCAGCACCTCGCCGAGCACGTCCCGCGCCTAAACGACGGCGAACTCCCGTCCGCGCAGAAGCTCGGGCACTGGCTCAAGGCCCGCGACGGCAAATATTTCGGCACCCACAAGGCCACCAAGGTCTACGACAGCCACCGTCGCCAGAACCTGTGGCGGGTCGACGTCCACGCCGCCCGCGGCACGGCCACGCACGAGGCCTGACGTGTCGGCCGGTGCAGGGATCTGCAGGGATTCCGCAGGGGCTCGCGGGGATTCCCGCAGACATCCCGCACCGGCCGCCACCAGCACAGACGCGGGGAGGCAGGGACTTGCGGGAAGTCTGCACCGCCGCTCATACCGCACACGCACAACACGTGTACCGCGCAACACACATGTGTTGAAGCGATCACGAATCCGAGAGAAGCCCCGACATGAGGGCCCATAGCTACATCCCTGCACATCCCTGCATCCCTGCAAACCGGCTGGTCAGCCGCGTCGAGCGGCTCACCCGGCATCCCTGCGGTCAGGCACCGACATCCCCGCAGTCCCTGCAAATCCCCAGCACCCCGAACGAGGTGACCATGACCGAGACCTTTGCCCCTCGCCCGTACCAGCGCGACGCGATCACCACTCTCCGCGCCGGCTGGGCCACGGGCACCAACCGGCTGGCCGTCGTCCTTCCGACCGGCGCCGGAAAGACCGTGGTCTTCAGCAACTTGGTGCATCAGATGCACCCCTCCCTCGGCGGCCTCCGGACGCTCGTCATTGCGCACCGGGAGGAGCTCATCGAGCAGGCCGCGGCCAAGCTGCTCGCCGTCGCCCCCGGCCTCCGTGTCGGCATCGTCAAGGCCGAGCGCAACGAGCACCAGGACGTAGACGTGATCGTGGCCAGCGTTCAGACGCTCGCCGTGGAGAAGCGCCGCCAGGCCATCCGCGACATCGGCCTCGTCATCGTCGACGAGTGCCACCACGCCGCCGCCCGCTCCTACATGGAGGTCCTGGAGCACTTCGGCGCCTGGCGCGGCGTACCCGTGGCCGGTTTCACCGCCACCATGACCCGCACCGACGGCGGCCTCGCCGAGGTCTGGCAGGACGTCGTGTTCACCCTCGACATCCTCGACATGATCAGCGACGGCTACCTCTGTGACGTCCGGGGCAAGCGAATCACCGTCGACACCCTCGACCTCGACAAGGTCCGCACCCGGGGCGGCGACCTCGTCGACGGACAGCTCGGCCAGGCCCTGGAGGACTCCGGAGCTCTCGACGCCATCGCGAAGGCCTACGTGGACCACGCCCCGGACCGGCCCGGGGTCGTCTTCACCCCGACCGTCGCGACGGCACAGGCCGCCGCCGAAGCTCTCCGCGCCGCTGGCATCAAGGCCGCCCCGGTGTGGGGCGCCATGAACCGCGACGAGCGCCGCGAGACCCTCTCCCGCTACAACGCGGGAGACGTCCAGGTCCTCACCAACTGCATGGTGCTCACCGAGGGTTTCGACGCCCCGCACACCAGCTGCATCGTCGTCGCCCGCCCGACCAAGTCACCCGGCCTCTACGTCCAGATGGTCGGCCGGGGCCTTCGGCCGGCACCCGGGAAGACCGACGCGCTGCTCCTGGACGTGATGGGCTCCGCGACCCGTCACAAGCTGGCAAGCATGGTGGACCTCACCGCCCGCGAGCTCGCACCGGCCGAGGAAGGGAAGAGCCTGCGGGAGGTGGCCGAGGAGGCCGCCGCCGTCCAGGAGCGCCGCACCCTCGTCGCCCGCGTCGAGGCCGAGGAGATCAACCTGTTCGGTTCCTCGGCCGTGCGCTGGCTCCGGACCCCGGCCGGTATCTGGTTCATCCGGCTCACCTCGGCACAGGTCCTGTTCCTCGTCCGCGTGCCCGACACCCGGCTCTACCGAATGCGCCGCTGGACGGCGCTCGGCGGAGTGGAGCCACCGCGCGACGACACGGCGCGTCCGCTGCCCGAGGCGCTCGCGTGGCTGGAGGAGCAGGCCCGCCGCATGGCGCCAGGCGCGTTCGTTGCTCGCCAGGCCCGGTGGCGGAGCGGGCCGCCGTCATCGAAGCAGCTCGGGCTGTGCCGGCGCCTCGGGCTCAAGGTCGCCCAGGGCAGTACCGCGGGCGACGTCGCCGACCTGATCGATACGGACAGGGTCTCGTCCGTCCTCGGCTCGTTGATCTTGCCCGCCGCATGAACGCCCGGGCCTGTCGCTATCAGGCCCGGGCGTCCCTCCCGACCCTACCCAGAGGAGCAACACCATGAGCGACCGACTTCGCGCCGCCGCCGAGCGCGCCCTTGACGCCCTCAACGACCTGATCCGCAACACCTTCGACCCCGGGGCCGAGGCCCTCGGCGCCCGGTACGAGCTGGCCGCCGCCCTCACGAACACAACCGCCGCCGACCCGACCACCGCCGATGACCCCGTCCAACTCCGCTGGGGCCTCAACGACATCCTCCACGGCGACGACGACACCACGACCATCTGCCTGTCCGGACCCGACCGCGAGCCGTACTGGCTGGAGCTGACCCCCGACCAGGCCGCCGTACTGCGCGACGACCTCGCCGGACCCTGCGAGGAGACCCGGTGCGCGCACTGCGGCCTGGAGATCGAGGACCGAGGTCACCCGGTCGTCCAGGAGCACAGCACCTGGTATTCGATCTGGGTCCACGTGCCCGGCGGATACAGCGTCTGCTTCCCGCAGAAGGGCGCCGACAGCCCGCGTGCCATCCCCGCCGTCGGGGGGCAGGACGCCGGACAGCCGGCCACCACGCCGCTCGCGCCCGCCGAGCGCCAGTTCCTCACCTTTGCCCTGGAGCTCGCCGCCGACCAGATGGCCAGCTGCGGTGACGAGTTCGACGACGAGGACGAGGCCGCGCTCGCCCGCCTCCGCCGCATCGCCGAGGATCCGCGGTGAGCGCCTGGGCCTGGCTCGCCCTCGGCTGGGCCACCTTCATCGCCGCATTCGTCCCCGCATGGTCCGCCCTCCGCGCCCACGAGAAAGCCCAAGAGGACCGATGAGCAACCGCCACTCTGCCGGGCGCACCGCCCGGACCCGCGAGCGCGGCGAGCGCCGCGAGACCTTCCTCGTCCTGCTCAACCGACTCGACCGCCTGTCCGCCGCCGAGGCCGCCCTGCTCCTGGAGTACGCGCACGCCGAGCTCGCCGCCTCCGACGCGCTGCGCTCCACGCAGGTTGGCCTGGAACGCGCGCTCCAGGAGCGCACCGAGCAGCTGCGCGCGGCCGAGGCCGCGATCGTCGAGGCCGAGGGCGACCGCGACCGCCTCGGCGTCGTCCTGAACGCCATCCGGCGCGAGCTCGGCGGCGTCCTCTGGCCCGACCTCCCTCAAGCCGTCCGCCAGCTGGTCGCTGAGCGCGACCAGGCCCGAAACCACCCGGAGGAGCCGTGACCACCTGCCAGCTGTGCGAGCACCACGAGACCGACGGCTACCTCTGCCCCGGGTGCGTCCGCACCCTTGCCGAGCAGCTGCTCCGCATGCCCGCCCTCTACCGCGCGCTCGCCGCTTTCCTGCATCCGGCCGCCCGGGGCACCCAGCACGGCAGCCAAGCGCCGGCCGTGGAGGCGCCCCTCCCAGTCGCCGAGCACGTCCTCGACCTTCGAGGGCCCGGCGGCATGGTCGGCATCCTGGAGACCCAGCGCGCCGCCATGCACACCGCTCGCGGCTGGGCCGCGCCCGTCCTCGGCGTCGGCATTCTGAACCGCGTCACCCTGGCGGCGGGGGCGCTGGCCCACTCCCTCGACTGGGCCGCCGAGTCCTGGCCCGACGTCGGCGAGCTGGCCCGCACGATTCGAGACCTCCACGGGTCGGCCGCGAGCGTCGTGCACCCGCGGCTGGCCGAGGAGCGCGGCACCCGGCTCGGGATGTGCCCGCAGCTGGTGAGCGAGGACGAGGGCGAGGGTGTCTGTGGCGCGGTCCTGCGGCACTACCCCGGAGACCGGGCGGTGACGTGCCGGTGGTGCGGCACCGTGTACGAGCCGCACGCGTGGGGGGCGCTGCGCGAGTGGATCGACTACGAGGAGTCGAACGCCGCCATCGCACACGCCAGTTGAGCCGAAGGACACTCGACTATCACACCCCCCTGTGATAGCGTCTGCGACGTGAACAACGAGCCCTGGCGGGCCAGGTTCGCGAGGGAGGACGAGCTGGTGGAACAGCTCCAATCCCAGTTGCTGGAGGCCGCCGTGCGCCGCGCTCAGGCACTCGCCGAAGGCGTGGCCGAGCTCGGCAGCGTCTACGCGGTCGCGAAGGCCACCGGCAGGAGCTGGACCGCCGTGAACAACGCGATCAAGAAGCACACCACAACCACATAAAGCGAGGGCCGGGCGACAGCTCCCGGGTGGTGGAACACCCGGAGCGGCCGCGTCGCCCGACCCTCCGACCAGCCCATCCTGACCTAACCAGGAGGACACGGCCATGGCCGATGATGTCATGCGCGCCCCCGCGCCCGTACCCCCGGTGGAGCTCTCCCAGGAGACCCGGGGACTTCTCGTCGAGCTCGCCGACAAGCTCGATGCGCTCCGCCCGAACACCGACATGAGCGAGGGCATCCGCCTCGGCCAGGCCCTCGTCCTCGCCGAACAGCTCCACGGCCCCACCGAGGCCGCCTACGCCGCCGAGCAGGACTTCCTCGCCGCGCTCCCCCACGTCCGCGACGAGCAGACCCGCGGCGAGTACGCCGCGCAGCTCCGCCTCATCGCGCAGGGGGTCACCCCGTGACCACCGTGACCACCGCCAGCCTTGACCAACTGGGCGACCTGACCGGCGACGTCATCGTCGTACCGCTCGACGTCGCCCGACGCCTCGCCCACGAGACCTTTGCCGAGGTTGCTGACTCCGACATCCACAACCACCACGCGATGCTCTCCGTCGCGGTCTCCCTCGGCATGCGGCTCGCCTCCCTCCTCGCCGCCCTCGACGCCGAGGAGGGCGAACGGTGAACGGCTACACCCCCCTGTTCGACCCGGAGAAGGACGGCCCCGTGTACTTCCGGGACCTGGACCACGCCCTGGACCGGGCCCGCGCCACGCTCGCCGAGAAGGGCCGGGCGAACTTGCACGACAGGGACGAGACGATCCGGGCCGCTTACGGTCTTGCCCACGTGCTCGCCGGCTTGCTCGCCGCCCTCGACGCCGAGAAGGGCCGGACGCCGTGACCACCACCCGCGAACTCAGCGGCGGACAGATCGCTGTCCTCGTCGCCGCCACCGTCCCCATGGTCGCTGTCGGCGCAGGCGGCGGCTGGGCCACCTTCACCAACGTGAGTGTCGAGTTCGGCCGTGCCGAGACCGCCGTCGGCGCCGTCGCGGCCGGGGAGGGCGTCACCCTCGTCCTGGCCCTCGTCATGGTCGGCCTGACCATGCTCGGACAGGCCGCTCCCACCCCCGTCCGCGTCGGCCTCTGGCTCGCCCCGGCTGCCGCCTCCGTCATCGGCCTCGCCGTCGCCGACACCCTCACCGAGGCCGTCGTCTACGCCGTGACCCCCATGGGCATGAGCGGCGCCGCCGAAGGCCTCGGCCTCGTCGCCCGCCGGATCGTCGTCTACCGCACCCGGGCGGACGCCGAGGTCGCCCGCCGCAACGCAGACGCTGCCCGCGCCCTCGCCTACCACCAGGCCCGTGCCCGCAGCCACCCGGACAGGGCCGTCCGCTGGATCTCCGAGCGCGCCACATGGCGCATCGCCCGCATCATCGGCGCCGGAGACACCGCGCTCTCCGACGAGCTCCTCGACGTGCAGCGCATCCGCATCACCGAGGGCGCCGACAGCGCACTCCGCACGATGATGGGCGCGCCTGCTCCGGCCCCGGGACTGAAAGCGCCGGCGCCGACCCGGCACTCCGCGCGGGAGGTCCTGCGGCGTCGCTTCGCCGAGATGGACCCCGAGGACGCCATCCGCATCACAGGTGATGCGCACCCTGATGCGACCCCGGCCGAGCTCGCCTCTCTGCTCATCGAGCACGGGGTGACTGTGGACGCGGTCGACGTCGTCCTCGTCCTTGGCCGGCCGCCCGCCAGGGCCGTCCTGGAGCGCGAGGACGCGCATGATGCGGGCACCGATGCGGACGATGCGCCGCAGGCCCCGCCTCTGCCCGCGCCGTCCAAGGCGGCCGCGATCCTCACCGCTGCCCAGGTCCTCGGCCCGAACGCCAAGGCCGCCGACATCGTCGCCCGCGTCGACCGCATCAATGGCATCAAGACCGATGCGCCCTACGTCCGCACCGTCCTGTCCCGAGCCCGCGACCCCCGAAAGGACGGCGAGAAGCCGCGCCCGATGGAAGGCGGCTACGCGTGATCACCTACCACGCGCTCGGCTACTACGGCCTCCTCGGCATCCCTGCGGCGCTCGTCGTCGCCCGGGTCCTGCCCGTTGGCTCCCCGGCCCGGCGCATCACCGCCCGTGCCGCGCTCGGAGCCCTCCTCCTCGTCGCCGCGATCATCGCGCTCTCGTACTGAAGGACCCCATCGTGAAGACCACCCTGCTCGCCGCCATCGACACCGCTAGCGCGCACACCATGGCCGCCCCGGCCGCCGCCGGCGCCCCGACCGGATCCGTCCCGATCTCCGTCCTCCTGATCATCGTCCTCAGCATCTGGGCCTGGCAGATGCACAAGCACGGCAAGGACACCAAGAAGCTGCACCTGCTCCCCGGGTTCGTCTGCCTCGGCCTCGGCCTGTCGCTCTCCGGCACCCAGCTCGGCGCGATGATCGGCCAGCTCTTCGGCAGCGTCGGCAACATGCTCGCCACCTTCGTCGGCAGCGCCTGACCCTCCCGTGGCCCTCGACTCCGAGGCGGACACCCTCGAACTGCCTCCCGTGCCCACCTTCGGGCGCGGGAGGCCCCGATGGGCCGCCCAACGCATCCACCCCCGCCGCATCAGCGTCGGCCACCTCAAGCTCTACGGTCGACTCCGCGGCTGGGCCCGCGCCGAGCACCACCCGACCCGCGGCAAGGCCATCGCCGCCCGCGCGTCCGGCCTCGCGCTCGGAGCCCTGATGACCTGGCGGACGGCGAACGAGCAGCCCCAGCTCCTGGCGCTCGCCGCCGGCGCCTACGCCATCGCGGCCTGGCGCGAGGGACGCCCCGTACCGCCCACCGAGGAAGAGCTTCAACGGCGCTTCCTCGTCGGCGTCCAGGAGCTCATCGGCGACCGCACCGGCATCCACCTCCGCGAGCTGTACGACGAGTTCCAGGCCAGGCCCGCGGCCGCCCATCTCGACGACGCGCGCCTCCGGGCGCTCCTCATCCACTGCGGAGTGCCCATCCACAAGAGCCTCCGGATCGGCGACCAGACCGGCCGCAGCGGCATCAAGGCCGCCGACGTCGAGACCCTCCTCTCCCCCACGCCCGTAGACCCCCCTTCCGAGCCTGTAGACGCAGGTCAGCCGCCCACAGAAGTGGCTGTAGACCACGCGTAGAGCAGGCTGTAGACCACCCAGGAGACCCCATGCGACAGCACCTTCACACCCTCATCCGCGCCGCCGCCGACTACTGCGCGGCCTGCGGCTGGTGGTCCAAGCCCTTCTGCGGACACTGACCGCCCAACGCCCAAGCTCCGTCCCCGACACAACGGAAGGAACCGATCATGAGCATCCACCTGGCAGGCTGCGGCGCCGACGAGGACCCCGACGGCGAGACCATGTGTGTCTGCGACGACATCGAGCGGGAGCAGACCGCTTACGACCCGCGCGAGGACGAGGAGTGCACGCCCGAGCTCGTCGACGGCCACTTCATCGGCTGCGGCGCATGCGAGGCATGCCGCAACTGACCGCCGCTGTCAGACCCCCGCCGTACCGTGGACGGATCAACCGTTCGATTGCGGACTGGCTGCCCGCGCGACTCGGACCCTGCCCTCGTCGGGAACAGCGCCCCGACCGAGGGCAGGGGCATGATGGGGATCATGGAGTACGTACAGCCGCCCGCCGGCACCCTCACCACCACCACGGCAGCGCTGTACGCCGGTGTCGCCCCCGCGACGATCCGGGACTGGGTACGGCGCGGAATCCTCACCCGCTGCGGCGGCACGCCCAAGCGGCCCGTCTACCGCGTCGGCGACGTCCAAGCCGCCCGCGTCGCCGCCAAGCCGTACAGCGGCAACCGACACAAGGCCAATGCCGCTTGACGTGCGGAAACACATAGGCCACGATTTGCGAGTACAGCCATGCCCGGAAACGGGCACAGCCGCGAGACTCCCGAGGCCCTGACCGCCACCCGGTCAGGGCCTTTCGCGTACCCCAGACCGGCCCGTCCGCGATCCCCGACGCGGACGGGCCTTCCCGTACCCGGAGGTGACCGTGGCCGTCTGGACTGCCCAACACCGTCTGGCCGTCTACAGGCAGGTCGAGACGACGGCTGGCCCTGTGACCGAGCGTGGACAGGTGTGGGCCGACACCCGGCCTACAGGGCGAGTACACCTTCTGTGCAACTGCGGCTGGAGCTCCGGATGGATTGACCACGCGGACATGCCCAGCCGCGAGCAGCTCACGGCCGACCATGGCGTTCCTCTCATGAGCCTGAGCGTCTGATGCCTCGCAAGGCCCTGCAGGTCTGCCCGACGCCTGGCTGCCCGAACCTGACCCCCCAGGGTCGATGCCCCACCTGCCAGACCGAGGCCACCCGGACCCGCCCCCGGCACAAGGACGCAGGACGAGGCACCCGCTGGCGCAACGCCAGCACCGCATACCTCCAAGACCATCCGTACTGCGAGTGCGACGCATGCGCCCCCCTGCCTCCCCTGCAGCGCGACCTCGCCACCGAGGTCGACCACATCGACGGCCTCGGCCCGCTCGGACCCCGCGGCTACGACCCGTCCAACTGGCAGGCCATGAGCAAGAGACACCACGCCCGCAAGACCGCCCGGGAGACATGGGGCACGTGAACTCCGAGTCTCACTCTCCGTCGCCGGACCCAGGGGGGTGACCCCGCCGGCCCCGGGGGGAAACGACGCGGGGGAGGGCTCGACCTGGTCCGTCAGGTCAGAGGGTCCGCCGAGGCCCCCCTGGCGTCACGCAACGTGATGCCGACGATGCTGCGCAAGGCGGCACGGTGAGGAGTGATCGCAATGCCCCGAGGTGGACACGCTGCGTCTGGCCCGCCGCCGGACCCGAACGCACTGCGCCGCCGCCGGCCGTCCGACGCGGCCGGGTGGAAGACGCTGCCCGCCGAGGGTCGCACCGGTCCACTGCCCGAGTGGCCGCTGTCCGAGTCGACCGACCGCGAGTGGAACCTGTGGGCCGAGCTGTGGGAGAAGCCGCAGGCGGTGATGTGGGAGGAGATGGGCCAGGCCCTGGAGGTCGCCCTGTTCGTGCGGACTCTGGCGGAGGCCGAACGGCCGGACGCCCGGGTCGATATCAAGAAGATGATCCGCGGCTACCTCGACAGCCTCGGCCTGTCGGTCTCCGGCATGAACCGCAACCGCTGGCGGATCGCCCCCGTCATGGACACCGAGGCTGACGTGGTGCCGTTGGAGGCGGACCGCACCGAGCGGCGCCGGCCGTCGGCCCGGGACCGGCTGAAGGTCGTGCCCAGTGGCGAAGGCAGCTGAGGCCGCCGCCGAGTTCGTCGTCGACTTCTCCACCCTCTGGATCGTCCCCGACTGGATCGAAGCCCACTGCCCGATCCCCGACGGCTTCCGCCAGGGCGAGGACCTGGAGCTGTACCCGTGGCAGCTGTGGTGCACCGTCAACCACTACCGGGTCAAGCCCGGCGCCACCGTCGGGCAGCTCGCGCCGGCGTTCCACTACCGCCGATCCCAGATCGTCGCCCCGCAGAAGACCGGCAAGGGCCCCTGGTCCGCCACCATCACCCTGGCCGAAGCAGCTGGCCCGGTCGTCTTCAACGGCTGGGCCCGGGGCGGCGAGGTGTACCGGTGCTCTGCCCACGGCTGCAGCTGCGGCTGGTGGTACCAGTACGAGGCGGGCGAGCCGATGGGCACACCGTGGCCGACCCCGCTGATCCAGCTCGTGGCCACGGCCGAGGACCAGGTCGACAACGTCTACCGGCCGCTGCGGAACATGGTGAAGCACGGGCCGCTGTCGGAGTTCATGCGGGTGGGCGAGGAGTTCACCCGCGTCGGCGACCAGGGCCGCATCGACACAGTGACCTCGTCGGCCATGAGCCGGCTGGGCAACCCGATCACGTTCGCCAACCAGGACGAGACGGGGCTGTGGACAACGGCGAACAAGCTGCGCCGGGTCGCCGAGACCCAGCGTCGTGGCCTGGCCGGCATGGGTGGCCGGTCGATGGAGACCACGAACGGGTGGGATCCGTCGGAGAACTCGGTGGCGCAGACGACGTCGGAGTCCCGGGCCCGGGACATCTTCAAGTACCACCCGCAGGCGCCGAAGACCCTGTCCTACGCGAGCAAGAGGGATCGCCGGAAGATCCACACGGTGGTGTACGCCGGTTCCTCGCACGTCGACCTGGACGCGATCGAGGCCGAGGCCGCCGAGATCATGGAGAAGGACCCGGCGCAGGCCGAACGGTTCTTCGGCAACCGGTGCGTGGCCGGTTCGGCGTCCTGGATGGACGGGGCGAAGTGGGCGGCGAAGGCCGCACCACGGCACGTGCGCCCGCTGACCCGCATCGTCCTCGGGTTCGACGGCTCCGAGGTCGACGACTGGACGGCGATCCGGGCCGAGACGATGGACGGCTACCAGTTCACCCCGTTGTACGGGCCGAACGACGAGCCGACCATCTGGAACCCGGCGGACTACGGCGGCCAGGTCCCGGCGGCCGAGGTGCACGCCGCGATGTCGCAGCTGATGGCCCGCTACGACGTGGTCCGGCTGTACGCGGACCCGCCGTACTGGGAGACCGAGATCGACCAGTGGGTGGACCTGTACGGCGAGGAACGCGTCATCCGCTGGTACACCCGCCGCATCGTCCAGATGCACGCCGCCTGCGAGCGGCTGAAGACGGACATCGTGCGAGGGGCCAGCGGCACCGTCACGTTCACCCACGACGGATGCCCGACCACCCAGGACCACATGGAGAACGCGCGCGCGGCCGCCCGCCCGATGGACCGCTACGTGCTGAAGAAGCCCAGCCCCAGCCAGAAGATCGACGCGGTCATTCCCAGCGTCCTGGCCCACGAGGCGCTCGGCGACGTCATCGCCGCCGGCCTCGCGGAGAAGCAGATGAGTTTCTACTACGGCAGCTGAGAGGAGGACCGATGGCGACCTACGAGCAGGCTCTCCACCTGGTGCAGCTGCTGGAGGCGGAGCTGATCGCACGCAGCGCCGGCATCACCCGGAACGACGCGTACTACCGCGGGAAGCATCCGCTGAAGTACGCCTCCCAGGAGTTCGGGAAGTTCCACGGGGACCGCTACCGCGACTTCTCCGACAACTGGGTGCAGGTGGTAGCCGACAGTCCGGTCGAGCGGATGACGGTGACCGGGTTTCAGGCATCGGGCGCCACGGACGCGGACAAGGACCTGTGGCGGGTGTGGCAGGTCAACGGCCTGGACGCCGACTCCCAGCTCGGGTTCCTCGGCTCGGTCGTGCACGGCCGGTCGTTCGTGCTGGTGTGGGGCGACCCGCGGAACCCGGACGTCCCGGTGGTCACGTTCGAGGATCCCGCGCAGTGCGTCATCGCCTACGAGCCGGGGTCGCGGCGGGAGCGGCGGGCCGCACTGAAGCGGTGGGAGGACGGCAACCAGGACTTCGCGACGCTGTACCTGGCCGACGAGGTGTGGAAGTTCTCCCGGCCGCGCCTGGCACAGAACAGCCTCGGCACGTCGGTACAGATGCAGGACGTGGACGAGGAGCTGAAGCGGTGGGCGCCCCGGGACATGGGCGCGGAGCCGAACCCTCAGGTGAACCCGCTCGGGGTCGTGCCGATGGTGGAGCTGCCGAACAAGCCGGTGCTGTCCGGTGATCCGATCAGCGACGTGGCCGGTGTGGTCGCCATGCAGGACGCCATCAACCTGCTGTGGGCGCAGCTGTTCACCGCCTCCGACTACGCGTCCTTCCCGCAGCGGGTCATCATGGGCGCCGAGCGGCCGGTCATCCCGAAGCTGAACGCGGCGGGCGAGGTAGTCGGCACCCAGCCGGTCGACCTGGAGAAGTTCGCCGTCGACCGCGTCATGATGTTCTCCTCCAAGGACGCGAGGATCGGCGAGTGGCAGGCCGCCAACCTGGCCATGTACACCGGTCTGATCGAGGTAGCCGTCGGTCACCTCGCCGCCCAGACCCGCACCCCGCAGCACTACCTCATCGGGAAGATGGCCAACGTGGCCGAGGGGGCCCTGCTGGCCGCCGAGACCGGCCTGGTGAAGCGGGTCGAGGAGAAGCAGATCTGGTCCGGCCAGGGCCTGCGGGAGACGGCTCGGCTGATCGCCATGGCCCGGGGCGAGGACGAGAAGGCGGAGGCGCTGCGGTCCGGGCGGGTGCTGTGGAAGGACGCCGAGTCCCGCAGCCACGCGCAGATGGCCGACGCGCTGCTCAAGCTCAAGCAGTTGGGCTTCCCCTTCCAGTGGCTCGCGCTGCGCTACGGCCTCACCCCGACCGAGGTCGCCGACGTCCTGGCGATGAAGGAGGCTGAACTGGAGATGGACCCGGCCACCGAGCTGTCCCGGCAGCTGATCGGCTCCGCCCCGGGCACACAGCCGCCCGTCGTCGAGGGGGAGCCGGAGCCTGACGTCGAGGCGGCCGCATGAGCCCCTCCCCGCAGGCCGTCGACCACCAGCGGGCCCGCGAGCGGGTCACGGAGGCCGCGGCCCGCGCCGCACAGCAGCTGTGGCGACAGGTCGACCCCCAGGACATCCGCTCCTCCTGGCTCGCGCTCCTGGTCCGCGTCCTGACGATCGTCTCCGGCGGGCAGCTCGCCGCCGCGCGCGCGACCGACCCATGGCTGTACGCGCTGCTGGAGCCGACCAGCGAGCAGGAGTCCGACGGGCAGCTCGTCCCGGGCGCGTTCGTCGGAGTGACCGGCGCCGGCGCCCCGCTGGCCGAGGCGCTCCTCGCCCCGATGTGGACGACGCTCGCCCAGGTCGCCCGGGACGTGCCCGTCGCGCACGCGCTGGCCCGCGGCGGGGCCGTCCTCGACATCGTCGCCCGCACGGCCATCGCCGACGCAGGCCGGGCCGCCGACTCGGTCGGCATGGTCGCCCGCCCGGCCGTCACCTCCTACGTCCGTGTCGTCGAGAGCGGCGCCTGCAACCGGTGCATCGTCCTGGCCGGCCGCGAGTACGGCGTCAGCAAGGCGTTCGCCCGGCATCCGCGCTGCCACTGCGGCATGGAGCCGGTGACCCGCGAGCACCGGCCCGAACCGGTCGACGCGAAGGACCTGTTCGACAAAATGTCCGCGGCCGAGAAGAAGAAGACGTTCGGCGAGGCCGCGGTCAAGGCCATCGAGGACGGCGCCGACATCGCCCAGGTCGTCAACGCGAGACGTGGCATGGCCTCGGCCGTGGTCTACGGGCAGAAGATCCTCAAGACGTCCGAGGGCGTCACCCGCCGGGGCATCGCCGGGCAGCGACTGCGCGGCTTCGAGAAGACCGGCGGGCAGCGCTTCGGCGCCGAGACCGGATCCCGCGCGCGCAGCAACCGGCCCCGGCTCATGCCCGAGGAGATCTACAAGCAGGCCGACGGCGACCGCGACCACTCGCTGCGGCTGCTGCGCCTGCACGCCTACATCGTCTGACCCCGCCCGCGCGCAACGCACGGGCCCACACCCGCAACGGGAGACACCATGACCACGCCCAGCCCCGTCACGCCTGCCGCCGAGCCCGCCACGGACCCGGCCGCCGAGCCCGTCGAGCCGAACGAGCTGGACGACACGCTCGACCCGGACAACGAGGCCGACCCGGAAGGCGCCGACCAGCTCGGCGACCCGGGCAAGAAGGCCCTGGACACCATGAAGGGCAAGTGGCAGGGCGAGCGCGACAAGCGCCGCGAGCTCGAGCGGCGCCTGGCCGAGCTGGAGAAGCCCGCCACCGGCGAGACACCCGACCCGGAGGCGCTCGTCCGCCAGGCCGAGCAGACCGCCATGTCCCGCGTGAACGAACGCATCGTGCGGGCCGAGGTGAAGGCCGCGGCCGCCGGGAAGCTCGCCGACCCGGCCGACGCCTACCGCTTCCTCGACCTGGCCCAGATCGAGGTGGACGCCGACGGCAACGTCGACGCCGACGAGGTCGCCGAAGCGATCGACGACCTGCTGAAGACCAAGCCCTACCTCGCCGCGCAAGGCGGCACCCAGCGGCCCCGCTTTCAGGGGACCGCTGACTCCGGCGCCCGCAAGGGGAACGCCCGGCCCACCCAGCTCACCGAGGCGGACGTCAAGCGTCTGTCCGCGGCGGGCCGCCACGCCGACATCGTCAAGGCCCAGAACGAGGGCCGCCTCGACGACTACCTCGGCCTCACCCCGTAACCCCCTTTCGAGGAGAACCCGATGGCCATCAGTGCCTTCAAGCCGGAAGTCTGGAACGCCAATCTCCTGGTCACCCTGGAGAAGTCCCACGTCTACGCCGCCCCCGGCATCGTGAACCGCGACTACGAGGGCGACATCGCCAACTACGGCGACACCGTCCACATCGTCGGGCTCGCCGAGCCGACGATCGGCACCTACACCCCCCACGTCGACATCACCATCGAGGACGTCGACGACACCGACGCCACCCTCGTCATCGACCAGTCGAAGTATTTCGCGTTCGAGGTCGACGACGTCGAGAAGCGGCAGGCGTTCAACGGCGGCCGCGTCCTGACCGAGCAGGCCCGCAAGGCCGCGTACAAGCTCCGCGACACCGCCGACGCCTACGTGGCCGGCCTCATGGCCGCCGGGGTCGACGCGGGCAACTTGATCGCCGAGCAGACCCTGGCCGCCGCCAGCGACGCCTACGACCTGCTCGTCGACCTCGGCACGATCCTCGACGAGGACAACGTCCCGGACGAAGGCCGCTGGGTTGTCGTCACGCCCGGGTTCTACGGCCTGCTCCTGAAGGACAGCCGGTTCGTCGGCTCCGGTGACACAGCCGCAGCGATGACCCGCACCAACGGCATCGTCGGCGAGGCCGCCGGGTTCTCCATCCGCAAGTCCAACAACGCCCCCAACGGCCCGGGCGCCGGCGCGGGCAAGCTCGTCATCGCCGGATACAACGGCGCCGTGTCCTACGCCGAGCAGATCAACAAGACCGAGGCGACCCGCAAGGAGAAGGGCTTCGCGGACATCGTGAAGGGCCTGCACCTGTACGGCGCGAAGGTCGTCCGCCCGACCGGCCTGGCCGCTGCGGACGTGATTGTCTGATGGCCGGCACCGAGCACCTGAACGACGGCGATGAGATCCGCCTCCTGGGATCCGGCGGCGCGCCCGTGCTGCTGACCGTGGGCCGCCCGTTCTCCGCCGAGCAGATCGAGCGGCGGCTGCAGTCCGGAGAATGGCGGCGCGAGGGTGACAAGGCCCCCGAGACCGAGCCCGGCGACGGCCCGCAGCCGCGCACGGAGAAGCTGTCCAAACCTTCGGACGACCCGGGCCCGGGACCGACACCCCGCACGGAGAAGCTCTCCAAGCCGGAGGACCGGCCGGACGACGGGCCGCAGCCGCGCCGCGAGTTCCTCTCCGAGCCCGGCCACCGGCCCGACCAGGACCTCGCGGCCGACGACGACGTCCCGAGTGACCCGCAGCGTCCGGCGGACACCGCGGCCAAGAGCGAGTGGGTCAAGTACATCGCCCGCACGCACCACATGTCCCGCGAGGACGCGTCCAACTACACCAAGGCCGACCTGATCAGCATGGCCGACTGACAGGAAGGGGGCCGACGTGCCACTGGACCCGCTCGCAACCGTCGACGACCTCACGGTCCGCGGCATGGCCGTGGCACCGGACGAGGCTGCCATGGCGGCCGTCTACCTGGACGTAGCCTCAACGGCCGTGCGGGACGCCGCCGGTACGGCCATCTCCCGCACTACCTCCACGGTGGCCCTCGAAGGGGGGGCCGGGCAGTGGTTGACGCTGCCCGGGATGCCCGTTCACGAGGTCTCCGTCGTCCAGCTCGACGGCCGCCCGGTCACCGACTGGAAGCTCCGTTCCGGGCGCCTGTGGCTGGCTGGCGGCTGGACGGGCTGTGAGCCCTCCGAGGTCGAGGTCACCTACACCCACGGCCTGGTCGAGGTCCCCGCCGACATCGTCGACCTGGTGTGCCGCATGGCCGCGGCCGCCGTGGTCGCCTACCGGTCGGCGGAGGGCGGCGAGGGCATGGCCGCGTCCCGCGAGGTGACAGCCGAGCGCCTCGGCGACTGGTCAGTGTCCTACGCCAGCGACGGAAGGGTCTCCACCATGGAACTCACCCAGCACTGGCGCGACCGTCTCGCCGCCCGCTTCGGGTCCAGCGTCACCGCGCTGAGGTCCCGATGACGGGCATCGGCCGCCTCCTCAACCGGGAGCTCACCGTGTGGCGAACACAGACCGTCCCGGACGGAGCCGGCGGCGAGGAGACCACCACGGGCCAGGTGGCCACCGTGCGGGCGAAGGTCGACCAGCCATCGCCCGCCGAACGCCTTGTCGCCGCGCAGGCCGGGTCCAAGCACTCCCACGACATCTGGCTCCTGCCCACGGCCGACGTGGAGCGCGGCGACGAGCTGCGCGGCACCGACGCCCTGGGCACCGAGCAGGTGTTCCGCGTTCTGTCCGTCGTGCAGCCGTCCCGGCCGATCTACTCCAAGGCGTTCGCCGAGCTCGTTCAAGAGGAGAGCTGACATGGCCAGGCGCGGCCGCCGCCGAGGCGGAACCGTGCGCGGGCAGGGCCCGATCACGATCCAGATCGAGGGCCTGGAACGGCTCACCGCCCAGCTGCAGGACCTCCCGCCCGACATCCGGCAGGCCTGCTTCAAGGCCCTGAAGGAGGCGGCCGAGGCCGTCATCACCGACGTGAAGGGCACGGTCAAGGTCGACTCCCACAACCTGCAGAACTCCGTCAAGGCCCGCTACGAGAACAACCGGCTGCAGGCTGAGATCGGATGGTGGGACGCCGACGACGGCTATGCGGTCTACCAGGAGTTCGGCACCAGCAAGATGCCTGCCAACCCGTCGCTCGGCCCCGCCCTGGAAGCCGAGCGCAACCGGATCGGCGACCGGGTCACGGCCGAAGTGAGGAAGGTGCTGCCGTGACGACGTCGCCCCTGCCGTTCCTCGACGTTCAGACCGCGCTGTACGCCAAGCTCACGGGCGATCCCGCGCTCATGGGCCTGGTGACCGGCGTGCACGATTTCGTGCCCGAGACGGCCGTCTACCCGTACATCCACCTCGGCGAGGCGATCGAGACGCCCCGCAATGCGCACGACCGGTTCGGCCGCGAGACCGTCCCGACGCTGCACGTGTGGGACCAGTACCGCGGCTACAAACGAGTGCTGCAGATCGGCGCCCGCATCAACGCACTCCTCGACCACCAGCCGCTCACGATCCCCGGCCTCAAGCACGTGGCGACCCGGTACGAGTTCGGCCAGCCGCTTACCGACCCCGAACCGCCCGGCGACATCCGGCACCTGGTGCTCCGCTACCGGATCGTCACCGAACAGACCCCCTGACCCGCCCCCGCGCGGGCGCACGCAGACAGGAGCCCACATGGCCGCCCTGACCGCCACATCCGTCTCCAGCGCCGCGGGCATCGCCGACCTGGCCGCCGCCGCGACCGCTGCGGCCGGAGGCGGCGACACCGCCCCCTGCGGGCCCGGCTACGCGCTCGTCGTCTTCAACGGCGACGCGTCCCCGCACACGGCCACGATCGCGACCCCGGGCACGAAGAACGGGTTCGCCCTCGCTGACGCCACCCTCACCGTCGCGGCTGGCGACGTCGGGATCATCGCGCTCGGCAGCGAGTTCCGCGGCGCCAACGACCGGGCCGCGATCACCTACGACGGCGTCACCTCCGTGACCGTCGCCGTCATCCACCTGAAGGGAGCCTGACCGTGGCAGGCATAGACGCATTCGGCACACAGTTCAAGCGCGACTCCACCGGGGCCGGCGCCTTCGTTGCCATCGCCAGCGTGACCGACATCAGCGGCCCGTCGCGGTCGCGTGAGTCGATCGAGGTCACCGCCCACGACTCCCCGAACCGATACAGGGAGTTCATCAAGGGCCTGAAGGACGGCGGCGAGGTGGAGATCACCCTGAACTACGACCCGGCCGCCGCCTCCCACGCCGCGCTGGACGCGGACTTCGAGGAGGACGACCTGCGCGACTACCAGGTCGTCATCCTGCCGGGCGACCCGGACGAACACACCTGGGAGTTCGCTGGCCTCATCACCGACATGGGCGACGAGTACCCGACCGAGGGCCAGATGGAGCGCTCGGTCACGTTCAAGATCAGCGGCAAGCCGACCCTCACCGCGACGGGAGTCTGACCATGGCATCTCTGAAGGACCTCATCCGGCAGGCGAACGACATCCGCCACCAGGACGACGTGGAGATCCCCGAGTGGGCGCCCGGCGCCCGCTTCCGCGTGACCGGCCTGCCGTCCGGCGACTGGGAGAAGTACCAGAACAGCCTCACGAAGATGACCCGGAAGGACGAGTCATCGGGCATCGAGATGACGATCCAGTCCCGTAAGGCCGAGATCGTCGCCAAGGCGTTGTACGACCAGGAGTCCGGCGAGCTCGTCTTCCCCGACTTGCGCGAGGGCATCGCGATCCTCAGCAAGAGGAGCGGCGGCATCGTGAACGGCCTGTTCAATCTGGTCCGCCACCTGTCCGACGAGGACAAGGACTTCACGCAGAAGGTCGAGGCTGCCGAAGCGGATTTCGGCGACGGCCAGAGCTGAGACTGCAGTACGACCTGGCCGCCGCCTTCCGGATGACCCCGACCGAGGTCCTGGAGCGGTTCACCGAGGGGGAGCTGATCCGCCTCGTCGCCTACCAGAACCTCTACGGCCCGATCGGGCCCAAGCGGGCCGACGTCCTGTTCGCCCGCCTCGGCATGGATGTCGCCGCCCCGCACATGAAGAAGGGCCAGCGGCCGAAGCTGAAAGACCACCTCATCCAGTGGAGCCGCCGCGCCCGCCCGCGCAAGACCGGCCGCGAGCTCCTGGCCGCCGTCAAGGGCATCCAGGCCGGGTTCGACCGCCGCCCCGACCGGCGAGAAGGAGGCGCGTGATGCCTGTCCTCGACGAGCTGCTCGTCCGCATCAACATGGACTCCTCCGGCGTCGAGGAAGGCGCGCAGGAAACCACCAGCCGCCTCGACAGCCTCGCCGCCCCGGCGGCCGCCGCCGGCCTCGCGGCCGGGGCCGTGTTCGCCGCGGGTATCGCCTCGGCCATGACCCTCGCCGAGGCTCAACACCAGCTGGAGAGCAGCCTCAACCTCACCCACGCCGAGGCCGAGCGCGCCGGCGGAATCGCCGGGGAGGTGTACTCCTCCGGGTTCGGTGAGTCCCTCAGCGACGTGTCCAACGGTCTGGCCAGCGTCACCAGCGCCATGGGCAAGTTCGGCGACTTCACCGACGCCGAGCTGCAGGACATGACCAAGGGTGCCCTCGCGCTGGCCAAGACGTTCGAGATGGATGTGGGCGAGGCCTCCACCGCAGCAGGCACCCTGATCAACACCGGGCTCGTGAAGGACGGGAAGGAAGCGTTCGACGTCCTGACCCGGGCCGCGCAGACACTGCCCAAGAGCATGGTCGCGGACCTTCCCTCGGTGGTGTCCGAGTACGGGCAGCACTTCAAGCGGATCGGCCTGGACGCCTCGACGTCGTTCGGCATGATGTCGCAGTTCGTGAAGGCCGGCGGCCGCGACATCGACCAAGCCGCGGACGTGTTGCATGAGTTCGCGCGCATCACCTCGGAGGAGACCGACCGGGCGAAGGAAGGCTTCAAGTCCCTCGGCCTGGACGGCACGAAGATGCTGGCCGACATCGGCAAGGGCGGGAAGCCCGCGGCCGACGCGCTGCAGACCACGCTCGACAAGCTGCGCGGGATCAAGGACCCGGCGAAGCGGGCCCAGCTCGGCGTCCAGCTCTTCGGCGACATGGCCGGCGAGGCGGCCGACGCGCTGCTCGCCATGAACCCGGAGACGGCGAAGGCCGCGACCGGCATGGACACCGCGGCCGGCGCGTCGAAGAAGCTCACGGAGTCCATGGAGGCCTCGCCCGCTCAGCAGATGGACGCCGCGATGCGGACCCTGCAGATGACGCTCGGCGAGGTCTTCCTGCCGATCCTGAAGAGCGTCAGCCACTTCTTCGTCGAGCACAAGGACACCATCAAGGAGCTCGTCCCGATCGTGCTGATCCTGGTCACGACGCTGGGGCTCATGGCGGCCGCGATCTGGATCGTGAACATCGCGATGATGGCCAACCCCATCGGCTTGATCATCGCCGCGATCGTCGCCCTGATCGCGATCATCGTGATCCTGGTGCTCAAGTGGGACCAGATCAAGGCCGCCCTCCTGGCCCACTGGGAGGACATCAAGGCCGACTGGGAACGACTCTGGGGAGCGATCTCCGGGTTCTTCACTCGCCTGTGGCAGGACATCGTCGACTCCGTCGAGGACGGCGTCCAGTTCGTCAAGGACGCGTGGGCCAGGTTCACGCCGATGAAGTGGCTGCAGGCCGGATGGGCCGGGATCACCACCTGGGTCGGCACCCAGTGGGGCAAGATCGTGAAGTCGGTGGAGGACGCCGCTGCCCGTATCCGGGGCTTCTTCAGGGGCATGTGGGACGGCGTCGTGAGCGGCCTCAAGTTCGCCCTCAACGGGGCGATCTGGATGCTCAACAAGGGCATCGAGGCGATCAACGTCCTGATCGGCGGGGCCAACCGCATCCCCGGCGTGTCCATCGGCTACATCCCGTACATGCCCTACCTCGCCGAAGGCGGCATCACCACCGGACCCACCGTCGCCATGATCGGCGAGGGCCGCGAGCAGGAAGCCGTCCTGCCGCTGTCCAAGCTCGAAGCGCTGATCAACATGCCGAACGCGATGGCCGCCCCGTCTACCGGCAAGGTGCAGCCGGTGCAGGTCCTGATCACGCCCTCCGTCGACTCCGGCGCCTTCCAGGACGCGTTCCAGTACGCCGTCCGCACCCAGGCCGGCGGATCCGTCGCCCGCTACGCAGGAGAGGACGAGTAACCATGGTCGCCCTGCCGCCCCCGGATCTCCTGCAGCTCTTCTACGACGGGCAGTGGAACACGATCACCGGCCAGCCCCGTGCCTCGGCCGGGGTCACCATGTCGCGCGGCGTGTCGGCCGAAGGCACACGGGCAGAGCCCTCCTCGGCCGACATGCTGCTCGGCAACCGCGACGGCCGGTTCTCGCGCCGCGACCCGACCAGCGCGCTGTACGGGAAGATCGGCCCCAACACCCCGATCCGCTACAGCGTCCAGGCCGGACACCCCTACCTCCTGCTCCCCGGGGACACCACGTCCGCGCTCACCACCCCCGACCACGCGAGCCTGGGCGTGACCGACCTCGACCTGCGGATCGAGGTCGCACTCGACGACTACACCATCAGCCAGGAGCTCGTCTCCCGGTTCCTGACGACCGGCGACAACCGCAGCTGGTCGTTCCAACTGCCCCAGGGACAGCCGCAGCTGACCTGGTACCCCGACGGAACTTTCGCCAGCCAGAAGGTGGCCGGCACCGCCCTGCCCGTGCCCGCGAACCCGCGCCAGCGGATCGCCCTGCGCGTCGTCCTCGACGTCAACGACGGCGCGGGCGGGCACCTCGTCTCGTTCTACTGGGCCCCGTCCCTGAACGCCACCGTCTGGAACCTGCTCGACACCGACACCGCCGGTACGGGCACCACCACACTCGTCGACGGAGCCGCGGGCATCGCCCTGGGCACCAACACGGGCCTGGTCGGCAACGGCCTCGCCGGCCGCGTCTACGGCCTGCAGCTGTACGACGGAGCCACTGGCGCCCTCAAGTTCGACCTGGACTTCTCCACCGCCGAGCTCGGCGCCACCTCGTTCACCGACACCAGCGGCCTGGTGTGGACGTTGGCAGGCGCCGCGACCCTGTCCAACCGGCACGTCCGCATGGCGGGCGAGGTCCCCTCCTGGCCGCCGGAGCGCGACCGGTCCGGCCAGGACCGCACCGTGCCCATCACCCCGGCCGGGATCACCCGGCGCCTCGGCGCGGGCAACCGGCCACTGGAGAGCGCGTTGCTGCGCTACATCCGCGCCGCCTCCCCCATCGACTGCTGGCCGCTGACCGACGGGCAGCAGTCCACCGCCGCGACCTCCCTCGTCCAGGGCGCCACCATGACGCCCGTCTTCACCACCGGGTCAGGCCCGGTGCAGTGGGCGCAGGGCAGCCTGGCCGAGTGGGTGGAGCCCGTCGCGAAGGCCCCCGCGTCGAACAGCTTCACCATGCGCGGGACCCTGCCCGACAGCACGGCCGCGGCCTCCGGCTGGTCCGCCGAGTTCGCCATCGCGGGACTCTTGACGGGCAGCGCCGAGCTGCGGACGTTCGACCGGGGCGCGGGCAGCGACGCCGACAACCGGATCTCCTGGCTCATCGCGTTGGACCCCTCCGCCGACGAGGTCGAGGTGCGGGTGACCTCGGCCGGGGCGACCAGCTCCTCTTTCACCGTCGTGGGCTTCTACACCGGCACCGGCGTCTTCGACTCCCAGCCTCACCACATCCGCCTCACCATCACCCCCCAGCCCGGGCCCGGCACCACCGCCTGGGCGCTGTACATCGACGGGGCCCTCATCGACA